CGTAATAGGTATCCAATTCAACACGACGTTTATCTATCATTAGATCACCACCAGACGTCCAAAGATGATTGATATAAGGACTCCATTCTCGGATGATTTTATTCTTACCTGAAGAAGTATTTATCAACTCCAATAAACGACAAGTCTTGAATGAAGATATTCCAATACTATGAGCGAAACTAAGTAATGCTGCTTTTCGATTAGTATTTAAAGGAACTAGAACATACTGTGCCACTAAATCAGAAAACTCTTTCAAGTCTTCTTCGAGTTGGAGGTCTATTTCTTCCTTAGTTGCCTTATCAACAGAATTAAGCCATCTTTTACCAAGCTTTTTACTTCCATAACCAATCCGCCATATATTTTCGCCATAATCCTTATAAGAAGCATAACGATCCATACCAAGATAAGTACGAGGTAAAGTATGCTGCTTTATTAAATTAATACCTTTTCGAGTTAGGAAAGGATGCTCTTTCCATCTAGTCTGTATTTTCCGTTTCTTATGGGACGACAACGCTACCGCTGTAACTAACCTCAGAATAACCGTCTAACTTTAATAAAACAATGTAATCTTTGGCTGCATTTGTCACTGTTACTCCAACTACACCCTTACCTTTACCATCACGAGCAATGTTTGTAAACTTTTTATACCCAGCAGGAGCACTTCCCCCTGTATAAGCATCTTCTTGAAAAATTTCCATAGTATTAATTCCACTACTCTTATCAAGTGTTACCTTGATATCGCCAGTACCGCCAGGGTTTACACGGAATCCGCGGATAGCTTCTCCGGGGTTGTTTGCTGCAGTAGATCCAAGATAAGTAACCTCAGATCCGGTATCAACGCTTTGCGTATCTAGAGTGCCTTCAATAGTACGAGTAGCCATGGTATTTAGGAAATTTGCTCCATCGTGGAAAGGTTGAATTTAATGTCAGCATCTATACCATGGTCCTTTAAAATATTAAAGAACATCTGGCGATCCAGAGCTTTTTGATGGAGCATTTCGACAAAAGCTTCTTCTAAAGAACTGCGATCAAGATTCTGAATTGCAAGAGAAGCAGCGTGAATTGAAAATTCTACGTCAACTGGAAGCTCTAATGCATCCATAAAAAATTAAAACCTTATATTTATATTACCAGCGCTGAACTGAGGTGGCAATTATTCTTCTAGAGTAGCTATCTCTATGCTTTTCCATAGTACGTCTGAGAAGTAGTGTACTAAATCCATAGCTTCCACTAAAAAGAACTGCAAAACTGAGAACAATGGCTTCCATATCAAGTATTAATGACTTTATCGTCCATTTTTTCTCGAACAGTATTAGGCTTCTTACCTTTTAATGCACGCTCACCAATATTGACATCACGTTCAGTCCTATGATCTTCCATCTCTTGACCAACTGCTATTGCTCTATCACGTAGAAATTTATAAGGATCTCGACTAGGAGTAATTTCTGGATCAGCCATCGTTAATTTACAAAATAAATAAACTTCCTAACTTAGTTTAGCAAAGCCCCCCTCTTCTTCTACCTCTTTAGCAGGATCATAATCGGCATCCTCTAAAAGTTTCAGTAAATAGTAGTGAATTCGTCCTGTAACCCAACGTAAATCATCATCACTGATATCACAAATAATAGCGTCAATAGAGAGCTCACGAGATGGGGACCGTACATGCTCAGCAAGGAGCTCGAGTGCACGATATCTATCTTTTGTGAGTTCTCCTAACATGACATCATGCACCCTCAACTACTTCTGAATTGTCCTCTGTGGAAGATTCAGCCTGTTGTTTTTGAATCGCAGCAAATTCCAGAGCTCCCATAACTTTCAAGTATTGTTCTTTCGAACGAGCAACAGCTAATTCACCCTCTCTAATTTGATTTTCTAATTGCTGTCTCTGAGTTTGTAGCTGCTCTACCAAATCAGGAGTAGTCTCGGACATGATTCAAAAATTTATAATATCTGAATTGAGTATAACTCTTCACAGCTTGCATTGCCATATTATTGTTTTCTAAAATTAACCCAACACCAACCAGAAGCTCCTCCACTTGCAAATAATCTTGGATTCATATTTTTAAAGCTATATTGAACATTTTGCCCTGAAAATGGGCTTCTATCAGACCATAAACCATTAACTAAATCCATTTTTCCAAAAGGATCTTGAACTTGCCAATAGTCTTTACCATATCCGGTAATCGCTACAAGATGAGTCCCACGAATGGGATTAGTAACATCACCTCTAACTAATAAACTTGCAGCAACAGGACGTCCACTATGTAATTCTTCTTGAATATCTAAAGAATCCGCAGATAAAGTAAAGTTCGCATTCATTCCAAATTCATTTAAAGTCTTCTTGTGAGCTTCTCTAGAAGACCCCTTACCATGCTTATTAAGTACTTCTAAATAATCCATAACCCCATTAATACCAGGGGTATTGAGATATTTCAAGCACATAGCAAGAGTAAATACTTGACTATTATTCCATCGATTTGAGGCTTGTGGGTAATAAGGGAAATCTCTTAAGTAGATCAAATCCCTATCAATTGAATAAGGTAATTGATGCTTCTCATCTGTTAAACCAGCCCAATGTTCATCATTAATCCACCAATCTCCTAAACCTGTTCTTAAATATGTATGATTATTCTCTCGATCTAAAACTTGACAGCGACGTATAGATCTAGCTGACAGGATCTCAGCTTTCTCATCAGAGGTTAGGTCTGACACATCAACGGGTCTTTTCTTTAACCATGTTTGACATCGAGATACAATAGAAACCCATCCCCAATGAAGGTTAGGCATGGAAAACTTTAATGCTGCTCACATATTACAACACTTGAACTACTTCATAAACCTCTGGAAAAATATTTTGTATATGCTTCTCTATACCCATTTTTAATGTTTGAGAACTCATCACACAAGTAGAACATGCACCATGTAAGCGTACTTTAACAACTGGACCTTCGTCTATATAGTCAACTTCTACGAACTCTAAATAACCGCCATCAGCTTCAATATACGGACGTATTTCATTTAAAGCTTCATTAACCTTAACTGGATCAAGCTCTTTCTTAGCCTTATAAGGATTCATAGGGACACCTTTTGCAAAATAAACTGAACTATTAGGTGGCCATTCCACCGTATCTAGTTCATCTGGTTTCACATAGTGTACTTAGTTTTTTCTGAAGGATCTTCAGCCTTAATTACTAATGGAGCCTGCTCAATTCTAATAGTTTGTACAGCAGAATTTGCCGCAGCTTTTTCAATCATCTGCTCCATATCTTTCTTACTTACCTGTCCATTTTCACCATTTGATTTATAAGTTCCATCACCTTTTTTACTCGCTGTTTGGATCCCAAAAGACGCCAAAACGCCAGTAAACACGCTAGCTATGAAGGTTGGATCTATCTTCTGTTGGGGTATCCCTGGAATGGAAACATAATTTAATGTCAAGATCCCACCACTCCATGCAAGAACGGTAATTCTGACTGCTGTAGAAATAATTGCAGCCTGCTCTTCTTGATCAGGTAATAGTGCATCTTTGACTTTGCCAAGCACACCTTTCTTTTTAGGGGAATCCTTTTTCTTAGGCTCCTCAGTCACATTTTCAGACATCGTATAGTAGCAATACGTATTAAGTTTACCCTCAGGTAAACTTATATTGAATTTAGATATTAATTGCCACTATGTGGAAACTTCTACCGTTATTAATATTACTTATTTCACCAACTGCAAAAGCAGATCTTGTTCATCGGCTATCAACAAGTACTCAACTTACAGTCAATGGAGCAGCAACCGCTGCAGAACGTGTTGGTAGCACATACACAGTTTCAGGATCTAACATAAAAGTAGGTACCGGAAATAGTGATGTATTTGGTGGATTAACAGCTGGATCTGCAACAACCGCAGCAACAATGAAAGCTGGAACTTATGATGTAAATACCGCAGGATCTGCATTCAGTTTTTCTGAATCATGGACCCAAGGTGATGCTGTACCAGCAATAGGCGCTGGTGTTGATGTTACTAGTGGAGTCGTCGCAGATATGCCAGCATTTGGATCAACAACAACACAATCTGGTGGAGTCGCAGGAACGCTTGCAGGCACTATCACCAGTGCTGGAGTTGTCACTCTAACTGCAGGAGGTGCCGGTACGACAGCAACGGGACAATTTGTTAGTGAAATAACTGTCGGAGATTAAAAAGATCATGAAACAGCTATTAACGCTGTTATTTTTTATATTTATACCTAAAGCTTCAGCAATCCCGGTGGTGCCTAATTTCACCCAAGGAAGTATGACATCCCATACAGAAACAACATCGAAAGTAACTGAGACGATAAATTCAATGGATTACGCAACTGGATGGCAGTATACTGTAACTGGCACAAATGTTGATCACTCAGGATCAACTATTTCACCTACATCAACAACTGGTAATACCAATACTCTGCAAGGTGTCACAACAACATGGTCGGGCTTGGATCTATCAAACAAACCAGATTGGAACATAGTAGTTCCTGGCAACAGTTTTCAATTTACAGAATCATATCAAGCTCCAGGTTTAGTCAATCAAACAATAATCCAACGAGAAACAGAAATAAGAAGCGTCACCGATACAACCTCTGTCTTCTCCAACTAAAATATCTTTTTATAACACTTTTAAATACAATAATATTTACACCAACAACTGTTTTGGCAGCTGATGTTGGAGGAGTATCAGCAACTGCAAATCCGGTTGCAAACTCCTCAGGAAGCGTTACTAATCAAGCTATACAAGTTCTACAAGGTCCATATATAACTAATACTTATGGAGATGGAATCAGTTGTCAGGGTCCTACCCTCAATATCACGCCCTTCTTAGCTGATAGTAAATCTTGGCAGATTCCTAAGGAGGAATATTATGATCAACCTGTCTACGACATGACAACTGATGATGATGGGAATTTACAAAATCCAGGAGATATTCTTTATTACGTACCTACTAGAACTGGTCAAAAAGATACGTTTAATTTTAACTGGGGAATATCAGCAACTGTATCTATCCCATTAGACGAAAAATTACAAGATCAATGTAAAAAATCTGCAAACAGTCAAATAGCCTATAGAAATCAGTTAGTAGCAAATAAAAGGTTAGATTTTGAATTAGCCAGGCTTAAAAATTGTGGGAATTTAATGAAAGAAGGAATTCGATTCCATCCGAAATCACAATATGCAGCTATCTGTGCAGATGTAATGCTGACACCTATCCCTGGAAAAGTTACACCTCATATACACTCTATTTCCGCATTGCCCGCCGAAGCTCCATCACTGCTCGATTCCGAGATCTCTGAGCAAGAATCCGCTCCCTCAGAGAAAGTTCCTTCGGCTCCTTCCCAAGGATTTTTT